TGTTCCCTACACCGATTGAGGGATTAGACCTCAAGGCAGTCGCATCGAAGCTACCAAAAGCCACTACCCAAAAGGACGAGAAGGGAGAAGAGGGAGAAGAGGGGGACATCAACAAGAGTCCATGGGGAGATTGGCAACCCGATTCAGGATTAACAACTGGCGGTGAAGGTGACGTAGAGAAACAGCTCGCTGAAGCAGCGGAGCGTGGGGATATGAAGACCTATGCCAAGCTGCGTGGGCACGATAAATTAGTAAAGAAGGAGTAATCCAAAATGGGTAATACGTTTCTTACACCGACAGAAATAGCAGCCGAAGCGCTGTTATCCCTTGAGAACGCCATGGGCATGGCGGAAACAGTCTATCAGGACTATAAAGCGGAGTTTCAGAAGAAAGGTGACACGGTCACCATCCGCAAGCCTGCCAGCTTCACCGCTATCGAGTTCGATGGCGACCTGACTGGCGAATATCAGGACATCACCGAATCCAGCACTACGGTAGTTCTCGATACCATTCTTGACGTGAGTTTCCTTGTCGGGAGCAAGGAGCTTACACTGGACATCGTGAGCTTCCGCAAGCAGATTCTCGACCCTGCGATGCAGGCAATCAGTCAGGCTCTCGACTATAAGTTGACGGGTCTCTACGCTGATGTTGCCAACCATGTCGCCTATGATGCGACCTCTGAGGCAACCAAGTTGGCGAACCTTGCCAACTCCATGGCTTTCCTCAATGCTGAGAAAGCCCCGCTTTCACCTCGTTACGGTATGATTGACGAGACTACCCACGCAGGACTCGTTGTTGTGCCGTCTTTCCTGAATGCGGAGAAGTCGGGAACAACCGAGACCCTGCGGGAGAGTTCTCTCGGCAAACTCTTCGGAGCGCAGTGGTTCATGAACCAGAATGTCAGGGCACATACGTGGACTGCCTATGGTGACCTCGCTGGTGCGATTGATTTCGGCAGTGGCTCAACTGGTGCTGTGGTCGTGGGAACAACCTCGGTAACCATTGATGCTCTCGGCTCTGGTGTCATCAAGAAAGGCACGGTCTTCACTGTAGCGGGTGATACCACGAAGTATGTCGTGACCGCCGATGTCACTATTGCTGGCAATGAAGCAACTGTAGCCTTCTATCCTGCCTCCAAGGTGGCATGGGACGAGAACGCCGTGGTAACCTTCCTGACTCAATCCGTTGCCGAGAACCTGATTTACCACAGGAACGCTTTTGCTCTGGTCTTCCGACCTCTTGAGCCACCCATGGGCGGGGCGAAGGGCGTTCAGGTCAACTGGAGAGGTTTGCCTCTGCGGATGACCTACGACTACAACATGAACACCAAAGCCAATATCTGCTCCATTGACCTCCTGTGCGGGGTCAAGACCCTCACGCCAGAGTTGGCTTGTCGGTTAATCAAGCACACTTAAACCTGCGGGGGAGGGGTAACACCCTCCCCCATAGTCGGATAAGGAGGAACTGATGGCGACAAAGAAAACGCCGAAGAGGGAAGCAGAATCACGGAAAGCTGCTGCTGCCAAGATAGAGGCGCAGCAACCAGCAGATAGGGCACTTCGTTGCGCCGTCTGCGATGACGAGTATACCAATCGCAAGATGTCTATAAGCGCCGACCCGAATGAGAAAGTCCCCGTTTGCTCCAACTGCCTTGGCAAAGCGCTGGCAATGGAAAAGGAAGCCATTGAAAAGGCAAATGCTACCAAGGATGCCGAAAACGAGGAGGAGGGTGCTTCTGAGCCATCTGGTGAGGTCTCAGGGGCATCTGAGGAAAAATCCGAGGAGGAATAAGTGCCCTACCATGTTGAGCACCGACCAGTTAAGGATGGTCGTGATTGGGCAATTATTCGAGACACTGATGGCAAGATAGTCGGGAGGTCTCGAAGCAAGGAAGCAGCTCAGTCCAGTATCAATGCTCGCAATGCTGGCAAGCATGGTTGGAAGGGAATGGAGAAGTAATGGGAACGAACCTGCAAACAATCAAGGCTCGTATCTGGCAGACACTTCGAGATGAGTTGTCTGAAAGCAAGGCTCACGAGTTTAAGACAGATGAGCTTGATGGGGCGATAGCCAGAGCAAACGTCAAGGTTTCTGAAGCCTCTCCGAGGGAGAGAAAGGTTACTGTTGCTACCACTTCAGGCTCAAAGGAAGTAGACCTGTCGGATTATACCGATGACCTCATCGAGATTATCAAGGCAGAATATCCTGTTGACCAAGACCCTCCGAAATATCGTAATGTAGAAATATTCTCTGGCATTGCCAGATTAGTGATAGACTCTAACCCATCTGGAGCTAACGCCTATTTCTTCCTGCATACCCTTCATGAGTTGACACTATCCTCTTCTACCATGAACAATCTGGAGGAGGATGCTCTGGTGGTGGGAGCTGCTGCCTACGCTGCCGAATCATGGTTGAATATTATCAGGACTGAGCTGAAGGAAGCCTTTGTGCTTCTTGATACTGTCCAGACTACTGTTGCTACTGCTACCGCACGAATAGCTCAGGCTACCACCGACCTTAACACAGCAAGAGGCAAGGTCGATTCCGTAACCATAGCCAATGCTGTCAGAGACCTCATTCAAACGGCGGGCGGGGAAATTGGGACGGGACAAGCCTATATGAATCAAGGTATAAGCTACCTCCGCCAGATGACTTCGCAACTTTCAGAACCAAGGGCAATCACGGCTTACCATAGTAAGGTCGCCCAGCAGTTGGCTCAGTTTGAGGAGAGACTCAGGGTTATTACTAAAGCTCGGAATCAGCAGGAGTATAGCCGAGCTTAAAAGGAGTAAAACATGAAAGAACAAGCAACGCACAAGACAATCAGTATCATCAGAAAGTATGATGAGATAAAGCCGAAAGGGATGAGTCTCAAGGAGTTTGAAGCTCTGTATCAGCCCGTAGAGGTCAGGAAGATTGAAGGCAATGCCTTGATAGAAGCTGGCGTGGACGTTTTGTGGGCGCTGGTCTGTGGAGATGGTGGTGCTACCTCTTATGGTGGTGCAAATGATACTATCGAGGTCTACATCGTAGATACTTGGGATGCTGGCACTGCCGATGGGGATTATCCTACATATGGTTCTGATGGTAAAGCTACTTGGAAAGCCTCATGGACAGGGTCAGATGGCGATGGTGTCTGGTCAAAGTGGGCAGTTACCAATGGCGCTCAACACTTGAATGAAAAAACAGAAGCTCTAGGCACTAAATCAGGTGGGACATGGACACTTGAGGTGAGCATTACAATATCATAAAGCAGGCAATATCGAGTTAGGAGAGGAATATGCCAAAAGGAATTACTCATAAATCAGTAGGCGAAGAGCTTACACAGGTCGAGTTCGAGGCATCTGACTCCCACGAGCATCTTGGACAAAAGGGCACAGATAACTTCGGTGGTTATGGTTCATATACCACTGTTACATTGAGTCCAGCCATGCCTGATACCAATTACAGGGTTACCATCAATCCGACTGCTGACCCCTCTGAGGTTGGCGCAGTCTGGATTTCCGATAAAGCTGTGGATAGCTTCAGGGTTAATAACACAGGCTCTGGGGTATCTGCTTTTGAGTGGTCTGCCGAGCCATATTAAGGAGATGCTAGATGTTTGAAATAATGATAAAGGACTCAAAATTGGTGGTAGATGGAGTCGAGCTTGACCTTTCTGACCACAGAGGCAAAAAGGTAACAGCCTTTCAAGACTCTGACGGTTCTATAACTATCGAGTCAAAGCCAGTCCACCAGACGACAATCTGTGAGTTGGAAGTGCCCAAAGCGGTAATAAATGCTAAGGATACTGGCAAGATGGATGCTGAGGGTCTGCCAATCACAAAAGAGGTTGTTACTCCTTTAGCCCTCAGCAAAACTCCAATAAA